CCACCAAATCGATGTACTGTCGTTAAATCCAAGATCCCAAGCGGTATGGCAAGGAAACATAGGATCATAGTCAACAGTAGTAATGCGCTCAAGATCAGTAATCCTACGCATTTCTTGTCCATAGTACGCTCCAATGATCGCGGCTTCGAATGAGCATAAAAACTCTTGCTCGTATTGGTTGGCAGACATTGTGGCTTGAGCATCTAGTAATTCAGCGTCAGGCAATAACCCTGATTGGTCAGCCCGTAATGTCTTGACGTACCAATTATCGTTCTTTAAAGCGTTGTTGTATATGTCATAAAAAGCGTTATGCCCCTTTGGTGTACCAATAAAGGTAGCCCACGTCTGATAGCCATTCAAACCGTTTCTATCGGTCAGTAAAGGGCGAACAATCTCACCCCATAGTCTTGGCTTCATATCAGCATATTCGTCTAACACTACGCCATCTAGGTATAAACCCCGTAATGCGTCAGGATTGTCAGCACCAAATAGTCTTATCTTCGCCCCATTGACCAGTTCTACCCATAATTCTGATTGATTGGCCTTCACAATGGCTGGTTGGGCAAACTTAAGCAAGTAATCCCATGCGATGTTTTTGGCTTGTGCATAGTAGGGCGCGATATAGGCATATCTGCCGTCAGGTTTCTTTTCCATGATAGCCCTACGGATGATGTCGCAAATGGTCGCTACGGTCTTTCCTGCACGCCTATGGCATACCAATACAGCCCAACGTTCTTTTCTGTGGTGGAAGTCAAGGAAAGCATCCCTAGCTTTATAGGGATAGCGATACTGATAGCGAACTTCTTTCAATCTAAAAAGCTATGTTCGTGAATGTGTTTAACTGGCTCATCCTCTACGCCAACTACTTCAGTACGGGCTAATTTAGGTACATGGAACTCGGCTACTTGCATAAGGCAATCAAATGCAACTTTAGGGCCAAGCTTCTCATTAGTAGCTATGCTATCGAGCCATTCTTGTAATTTATCCGCATTGTTATCAACGAAAGCGGCAAAAGCTAATCGAGCCGCGCCCGTAGCTTTGTTAGGTGTTCCAGCTTGTCTGCCCCCAGTTTTGGGAGATCCTTTAGGTTTGCCGCTATTTGGTCTAGCTCCACCCCTTTTAGAATTTTCTACTTTAGATTCCATACCTTACCCAAGTGGTTGATTAAGATACGTTAATTCTACTCTAAATTATCGATTTGTTGTTGTATTAGCTCTTTACGACTAGGCGGTGTAGTCATGTAAGACTTGAGAGCATCTAATGATTTAAGTTGTTCAGGACTATATGCTAATGCTTTGTTGATTTCTTCAGGCCATTGACCTACTGTATATCCACGCAATGCTGAATCAGTAGCATTTTTAATGGCATCTCCTTCGGGGCGGCCTTCATCCAATGTGGCTTGGTAATCTAATGCGTGTTCTTTTAATGTATTTAGTTGTTCAGGTGACCAAGACTTTATTAATGTTTCCCTAGTTTGATTAGCCATAGGATCAATATGAAGCATCTCCGCGGCTAAATCATGGTGCGTAAATTGGTCAGGTTTAAATACTTCTACGCCCACTCTATCAATTGGTAATGCTTGATGCTTATTGAAGCCACCTTCAGGTAATGGCGCACCAGTTTCACCTACTGGATATGTTTCAGCAAAACCCCTATCTTCGGCAGGATTTACCACTACCATAGGATTGTGCCTTGCAACAAAAGGGTATGCTTGCGTTGCTTGATTAAGCAGATTTGTTGCGTAATCAGCCATTACTTAACTTCTTTATCCAAGTCTTTAAGTTTGTTAGCAATCATCTTCCTGCGAGCGATGCGGTCAGCAAGGTTCTTCTCATAGGTTGATTCTTTATGATTACGCAATAATGCGTTCTCTTTCTTGTATTTATGATCCATATGCTTCATTTGTATTCCTTCATGGCTTTTTCTAGATGTACTCTAGGTTTAGCGGTTTTAGCTGATTCTTTAAAGTCTTTAGCTGTGGGCGCGCCTTTACTGCCTACCTTACGCATATGCTCTACTGGCAATCCTTCTGCCTTTTCACGCTTGATCCGCTCCTGCTTTTTATGGATATTGGCATAAAGTCCGTTTTTCATTAGCATCCCCATCTCTTTAAACTTGCTTTGGCTCTTGGTGCATCACCCTTTGCGTGAGCTACAACGCCTTCCATGCGAGCGCAAAAACTATTGTGTCTGCTACCGCTTTTTTGCGGTGCTTTTAAATGGCTACCGTTCTTGGCGTTATATTCCGCTCTGCCTTTGGCCGTCATACCCGCGCCCTCATTGGTTGGCAGATAGTTCTTGCCCTTACCAGTAGTGGTTTTAGATATTGGCTTATCGTGCTTATCCATAGCGGCACGAATAGCATCCTTGCGATCCATTACATCTCGCCCATTTCGGTCTTTTTAGATTCTTTTTTGGTTTCGCCTTTTTCTTCGTTAGACTTCATATGCTTTTTGTAGGCGGCTTCAATAACGTTTTTACGGGCTTTAGCCTTGTCCTGAACGCTTAAAGCAATCGCTAGAGCCTGACGTGGGGGCTTGCCTGCGGCTTCCTCTGTCTTGATGTTCTCGCCTACTGCGGATGGTGATTTTGATTTGATGAGTGGCATATTAACCCTTGAATTTAAGTAAGTAGATGGTGGTATCGATTTCTTGCGCGATATTGTCGATAAGCTGACAGATTTCTGTATCTTTTGGCAAGTCAGCCCGTGCATCTTTTACAAAAGCTTGCAAGGATTGTAGGTAAGCCAATGGTTCTTTTGGCATATGGTAAACGCTTGGGAACTCGGTAATCTGACCATAAACACCAAAATAAGTTTCGGCAAGTTGGTCTGTCAACTCAATAATGTTCTCGTAGAATTTACCCAACGTCTTGTGTTTAGCGTAGGACTTGGTAGCCCAATGGAAAAAATGGGTATTTGTTCCCGAATGTAGCAATGTTGCTAGGAATAATGCCATTGACTTTTCCATAAAACGCTCCTTTTGCGTTATTTTATAACACTTTTTTGATTATTCCTAATGCTCTTATTGCCGCATCAACGCTGTCAACACGGCTTACTGCGCCACCTTTCCACTTGCTCATAAAGTCTAGCTGGTCGGTAGTAAAACGTGCCTTGCTATCTCTTTTAATTTCCATGAGCAATGTTTCGCCTGCATAGCCAACCAATAAGTCGGGTACACCATGCTTCATCGCGGCAAGTGATACAACGGTTGCTCCAGCATCACGCAAAGCTTTTACGATTTCCCTGTGGTTAGTATCAATTCGTGCGTATGTCATTGATTTTCCATTAAAATAGATTAGTATTGGCTAACTTTACACCAAAAGGCAATTATGCAAGGTTACTGGCTCAACGATCAAGAGTTTATAGCTCTTTGGAAAAAAATTGGTAGTCCTACCGAAATTGCAAAAGAACTTAAATGCGATATACGTTCGGTATATAACAGGCGTAGATCAATTGAATTTCGACATGGAATTGAATTACCTACTACAAAAGATGCTAGATATACCCAAGTAAAAGAAGTTAAAAAGATAGAACAGACTTCAGGTCATGTCCGCAGGGGTATTGAAATTAAGGATAAAGGCAGAATTGTGGTATTTTCTGATGCCCATTTTCAACCTAATGAAGTAACCCCAGCATATAAAGCACTTTTGGCAATTATTAAGCAATTCAAAGGTGAATTAAAAGCAATTGTGGCTAATGGTGATATGTTTGATGGCAGTCAAAATAGTTCCCACAAAAGGATTCAATGGTCTAAAACCCCAACTGTTAAAGAAGAATTAGAAGCCTGTCAAGAAATGATGGGCGGTATTGAAAAGGCCGCTAGAAAAGATACGCCTTTAATATGGTGTTTAGGCAACCACGATGCTAGATTTGAAACATTCCTATCTAATAGCGGAGCAACATCTTATGAGGGCATACAAGGGTTTTCTCTTAAAGATCATTTTCCTATGTGGAAATCATGCTGGAGTTTTTATGTAAATGAAGATACTTGCATAAAACACCGTTGGAAAGGTGGATTCGGGGCTACAAGAGCCAATGCCCTGCAATCGGGGATCAATTACATCACGGGCCATACCCACAATTTAAGCGTTTTTCCAATAACAGATTTAAACCCAGCATTTAATATGGGTACACGCTGGGGCGTTCAAACTGGAACATTAGCAGATATACATAGCGATGCTTTTGTACATTACACGGAAGATGCCCCAGTTGACTGGCGTAGCGGGGGAGTTTTATTGTCTTGGGAAAATGGCAGAATGTTAATGCCTGAAATGTTTATGGTATGCGGTGAAGATGAGTACGAATTTAGAGGTCAAATTCACAAAATATGAAGATTACGCCCAAAGTCCTTGAAGGCATTTACCTGACATTGGCTAAATGCGAACCATTCTTAAAATGGGATTTACCGCCCAGCGAACTTTGTCGTTTTTTGATTGTTGATGATTATCAAGTAATGGCAACTTATGAATTTGATGAATCGCTATCAAAGCCGCATATATTCTGCATTTCTAAAGCGCGATGCGGTCATTACGATACGATTACTAGGTCAATGGCCCACGAAATGATACATTGTTCTCGTCACAAGTCAGGCAAATGGACATTGCATGATGCTACATTTAAGCGCAGAAAAATGCTTGTAGGCAAAGAATTAGGTTTTGACGGTCACGAACTGTAAATTTTTTGTAAAGTTTAGTCGAATGATTGTAAAGTTTTGATATCCATAGGTATATGTTTTGTATATACATTGATACCTATGGGTATAAATTGTGCAATTAACTATACATTTCGATGGTAAGAATCGTTAGGATTGGCAAGCATAGAAGCTAATAAAGCATCAATCGTGGCAAACCATTGAATAACTTTAAGACCATCTGCCTGATAAATAGTAAAACTCATTTGGCCATCCAATAAAGCCCAATATTAGCGGTTGCATAGGATATATAGGTTATGCCCATAGGCGTATTGCCTTTAACGACCTGCTCTATACCTATATAGGCATAAATTAAGCCTGTAACAATGATTAACCAGCTACTCACCTAGCAAGCTTTCCGTTTGCGCCAACAACTGTTCTTCCGTGATCCCGTAGTGCGCTTCAAACCATTTACGCCCGCTGTGAATACTGGTATTTGCTCCTCTATGGTGAAAGGGACAGAGCGGAATAACAGGAGAGCGGCTTCGTACGCCAGCTCGTCTAATGTGATGGAGTTCCGCTGGCGTTCCTTCGTTGCCTTGATGCCTACATAATGAGCATCCCAGTTCAGCAATTTTTCTGTTTCGTTCACGTTCAGTTTTCGTCATTTTGAAGTTTTAATGCTGGCAAATAAATCATTCCAGTTATAGACCTTATGTATTAAATCTTCGTTTTCAATCTCATATGTATCGGCTTTAAGTTCAAAAGCCGTGCCGTTGGTTCTTTCGCGAATCGTACCCTTTTCGTAAAACTTGGCGAACCATAAAAAGGTTGCTTTTGGTAACCATCCACAGATTGTAAGCTTATCATTTAATGTATTTAGGCTGGCAAATATATAACCATCGACATTAAACCTAGTCTGTGACGCTATCAGATTGTTTACATAGTCTAGTTTGGGAGTGACTGTTCGCCCCATAGTTTTGATGTCAAGCTTTTTGCCATGAATTACAAAATCAACGCCACCGTCATGGGTAGTAGATGATTGCATAAATGGCAAGCCCAAAGCATGAGCCATCATATTTTGCCCAATAACCCCAACCAATTGCTGTTCTTTAGTACCGTTCGAGTTATCAGGGCGCATACCCAAATTGTTATGCTCTACAAACTTTTTGCTTGCTTCAATAACAATTGGGGGAACGGTTACGCTAAACGCCATTAATGTGATCTACGGTCATCTGTTCCAGTTTTTCGGCTGATTCTGCAATATCCACGCTTAATTCAAGCATTTGGGTATAGTCCTTGCGGATCAACGCATCGTCATACATCTTGCAAAATAACTTTAGGATTAAAAATTCTTCTGTTAGTTTTAATTGGCTCATTTTAAGATCCTGTCTTGTGTTCGGTTGGATACTTCTAGGGTTTGCCATGTGGCATGACGCAAGCGGGCGGCTTCCAATTCCCACTTCAGCTTTTCAGCGTTTTCTGTTGCCGCGCCTATTGCTTTGCATAAATCTTGATATTCTTGGCTGGCATAAGCTTCGCGCTCTTGCGCTCCAATAGTTTGTTCGCCTGATTTCTGCATCATTATGGCCTTCAAACTACTTTTAAAGCACTCTAGCTGGGATAACTCACCTTTGGCAGATGCGAACGCACCAGCGTTTTTAATAATAAAGTCAATACACGCATTGGGATCTATCTCTCTCATTTTCCTAGTCTTTTCTTAATTAAAATTTTTAATTCCGCTTCGGTTTCAGGGTATTGCGCTAGCAATTTAACCACTTCATCCCAGCCACGCTTTTTTGCTACACCGATATACCAATCTGTCAGGTACGCCAGCTTTACTGCTTTTGGTCTATGTTGTATTCCATGAACCATTCCTGCAAAGGGATCATACTTGTTCTTCAAGTTGCTTTATCTTTTGGCTGATTCGCGCCCGCCATTGTTGCCATCCTTCACCAGCATAAGCTGGGCATTGAACTTCTTGGGCTTTTTTAGCTGTAAGTTCTTCGCTTGAATACCACGGCAATTCAGGTTTCTTGACCTTCTTAACTTCCATATCCAATTCATCTTCCCAACGGCCTTGATTAAGCCAAGTAGCAGGATGAGGAATATAGTCCTTTTCGGTCTGTTTTAACTTCCAGTAATCGATGTGATTAGAAAGGGCGTTAAACGCTTCTTCTTGCTCATTGAGGGTTAGCCTATCCCATGACTTTTCAGCGGCTCTACGCCCTTGTTTGCGGGGATATAGGCTATAAAATTCATTGAAGTTCATTGTTGTTTATTAGTTTATGTACGGTTTGGGATATCTTTAAGATATATTCGATATCGTTTAAAGATAACTGACCTAGCAACTGCAATATCTTCATTACAGCTATGTCGTTATCAAGCGGCTGGGGTTTAATTATAGTTTCGATCATGTTCGAGTTCTCTAATCTGCTCCCTTAAAGCCGCACATTCGGCTTCGAGCATTTTATTTTTTGCTTCGACTTCCGCTAGCCTTACGCCTATCTGATGCAAGACTTCCTGTAAATATGGGTTCATTTTGTTTCCTTTTTTTCACGGGTTTTAAATTTACTTCTGCTTCTACTTTGTACTTATCTACTGCCGATTCCAGCAACGCTACCAATCCCCATTGCACAAGCACTTCTAATCCATCTT